TGCAACTTCCTTTTCATTATTACAAACCTCTGGACCAAGATGATATGTCATCATCTGATCCCTGACAGCATAACATAATGCCATATAGACATCATGAGAACTAGCAGTTTCTGGACGCTTTCCTAAGGTGTAGAAAAGTCTCTCATTAATACCATTACAAAGATTATTCACCATAAAATTTAATCAGATTCCTCTGTCCTTCCTTTCTTACCTATATTATACTTCTGTTCTAAAATCCACTCAGTTTTATCTTTATACGGTAACACTTTAATTTGATTAAGAGGAGCAATATCCTGAATACCATCTTCCTTTACAACACTAATGAGACCCCAATCAGCAAGAAGGCGAGTAATACGATTCCTACGCTGAACGTCATTAACAGTAAGGTTAGCGTATTTCCCATCTAGGGCAAATAACTCCTTAAAATGAACTATGTAATATTTACCCTGCTTGTGCAATATATGACAGGATTGATAAAGTTTCTTTTCCTTACGCGATGCTACCCCAATCCTTGTGAGGGTTTCTCTAACCTTGAGAAAATCATCAGGTTCATTCAATCTGACCTCAATCATTTGATCTTGAGACCAAGATACTTGAGGTTCAACACTTTGAGTCATTTTGTCCCACCAATTTCAAGTCGTTTCTTAATGAATTCGAGTTGTTCATGAGATAAAATTTTCATGACTTGAGATGCTTTCTCATTACTATAACCATAATAACGTTTAACATACTCTAGATCTGACACTTTATCTTTTCGAATCCAAGGAGAGAATCTCTTCCTTTTCCTCAAAGTATTTAGATAAAAAGTATATTGCATATCCTTATTTAAATGAGGATATTTGTTCATTTCGTTTGCATAAAGAACGGTGTCAAGATGTCCACTGACACACCTATTAATAATATAAGGAGCGTAATCCTTAATAACACTTGGATCATCTTTAATCAAATCCTCCTTATTAAAATTAATAGAATTCAACCAATCTTTTAATTCCAATGTCTTATAACCCCCGCCACAATAAATCCGTTAGTAGCCAAATAAGTAAGGAATATAAAACTCCTAACAAGAACGATAGTATTATCATATCTCTTGGTTTTGACATCAGCAAAACTACCAAGACTATACTTCCAAATTCTCCACAATCTTTTCATATATTTACCACTCAGGATAATGAGTAATATTTGCAATGTATTGATAAATTAAAGCCCATCCAAATTCATAGGTCTCACCTTTCTCATCTTGAAGATAGAAAGGAATATTTGGATACCTTCTTTTAGCAGAATAGAACTGACTCACAACTGCATAGTCATCATCAATCCAACGTTCTTTTTCAAGTTCTTCTTCAGTCATCATATTCTTCATCCTCCTCATCTTCTCTTTCATCAAACTCTTGAGTCTCTGGATTCCATTCAAGATAATCACCTTCGATACCAGAACTTTCTATAAACTCACCAAGTTCTTTTGTTTCTGGATCTATTTCATAATGGCAATGTCTACACCATTCAATATTAACATCACACCATTTTAACTCATTAACTTTTACATAATTCTCTAGATATTCAAATAAATCAACATCTTTAAAGTCTCCGAATCCAGGAGTATAAGTAAAGAAATCACCACCCTTATCATCACTTATATCAACATCTGCTGCTGACCGTTTCATAAACCAGTATTGTTTTTTGTCAAGGATTATCCAACCCTCTTCATAAGGAATTTTATTTTCAGTCATAAACCCTCCCTGGATTTATTCTTAATAATGATTCTATTATTCTCATAGTCAGCATTAAATTCTAACACATCACTATGATCCCACATAAGCTCTTCATATAAAGAATTCAAAGTAGCCATGTCTTCCCACAAATCATTGGGTTTTTGTTGAGTCATTTGGATCCCCTATACTTCTTAATACTTTGTTCCCATTCTGCTAAAGATGATTGACAATCAGGTGGTTCAGGATCTTTATAACCCTTCATCTTCTTCCATTTATTATGCAATGCACCCATCATCCATGATTGAGCAAGACTCTTGGGTCCATTCTCTAAGAGATCTAACTCATACCTGCTAGAGGTATAACCCTTGTACTCTTCTCTCCAATTGGAGTCATCGTAATCAGTGGTCATGAAGTTAAACCTTCCTTCTTTAATTTATCATACTTATAACATCCATCGAAATTAAATTGAATCTTTGGTTCATTATTATAATTGAGCAACAATAATTCTTTTCTTTCTTGTTGATCTCTCATATACTCACCAACAGATCTTAATGTATATGTATGTGCATATTCAACTGCTTTCCAGTTCTTAAATCTATCCCTTACCAATTGATCTGAGTTATAACTAACCATCATTGGAATATCATGCTCCTCACAATCCTTAGCAAATTTATCATGATCAAATCCCTTATGCATAGACCCTTTCTTTCCATAAAGATTATCCTTTATATCATAAGGAGGATCTAAGTACATAAAAATACCATCATGCATATTATTCTCCATCAAATATTCATATGAATATGCATTTATATGCCAATGAGATATTAAAGAAGAGTACTCCGGTAACTTCTCAATACCTCTCATTGAAAAATTATTATTAGATGCCTGAGCAGAAAAAGATGAACTTTCTGTCAATCCACTAAAAGAACATTTATTAACAATATAAAATGCTACTGCTCTCTCAATATTATCTAAACTTTTATCATTAATAGCTTGCTTTGAATTATTAAAAAGTTCTCTTGCTGAATCTGGTTCTGGATGGGTAGATTTATATTTTCTTATCTTATCTGTTAAATCATCTCCAAATGTTTGTAACTGAACCCAGAAATTAACTAATGGTTCATACAAATCATTAACAGTAATTTTTAAATGAGGAAATTTCTTAGTCACATAAAGAGCAACACTTCCTCCACCAAGAAAAGGCTCCCTAAACTCCACGTAATTACGTAAATCAGGAAAGTATTGATCCATTTTAGTGACAGCTCTAGACTTACCACCAGGATATCTTAAAGGAGTTTTAAGAGATTTCATCTAGACTCTCCAAATTAGCAAGATAGAGTTTAGCATAACACTTTGCCATTAGTTTAGCATCCTCTTCTGTAAGATCATCAACAACCCTACATAATTTTTCATATTCAAAACTTCTTTCTAGACTATGAAGTTCAATCTCATGAAGATAATCCATAACTTTTCCTCTACCTATTCCATATGGATCCATTAAATTCTACTCTCAAAGTCCTCTTTATATCCAGGAGAAACTGCTTTAGGAGGATCTGTAGGATGATACAACCCATCACCATCCCACTCAGGAAGAATCATAGGATGTCTATAACGAGGAACACCAAAATCTATTTGTATAGGAGAATCTAATACACTCTCAAGACTCTCTGCCATTTTACGAAAACCACTTCCAACCAAGACCTGTCCCGCACATACGGCTACTGTACAGGTTCCCCAGAAAATATAATACCATTGGGATTTAACCTGATGTCTTTTCTTTTGTTTTTTTTCTTTAATAGTCATAAAATTACTCATGGTCTTTCAGGGTGAGACAATTTTTCAGTAAGTCTAGCAGAACCATTAACAGTCAAGTGATGGATATTAATGGAATCATTTTCAAATATTTTAACATCAACTACCCCATCTTTACAGGAAACTGTGACAGTTCCATTACAGGACCACTCCTCTGGATCATTATAATACTTATAAACTGGATATGCATCACGACATTTAGTAGATGCAACTACTCTATAAAAGTCCTTTTCTTGCTTTTTCATTGTGTAATTGTCTCTCCAATTCAATTTTAATATGGGTTAAATCATGAGAAAGAAATGCTTCCCATTCATTATCTTTTATGAGATCCTCCAAATGAGCAACATGCTCTAATGCAAATACTAATTTGGTTTGTTTATTCATTTGCATGTGATGTCATATTCTATCACAATTTTCTTAGAAGTTCTACCACTGTGATCTAATGTTGTAGATTGATACCATTCACCTTTAAGTAATCTTGCCATTACATCCCTATCCAATCCACACATATATTCACAATTCTCTACTGATTTCCGAACTGACTCTAAACCATCTGGATATCTCTTAACCTTAAACCCGTGCTTATCTAACTCATGACCTTCTTCATCATCCTTTTTCTCTTTAATATCAGTAATAAATTCACTCATTTTAACACAAAAATGTAATCCTATAACAATAACATACTATCCAATAAGCATAAAGAGCCACTGACATATTAATTGGTTGTTCCATCATCTTTCCTTTCCGGGTGTTTTCTCCAAGGTTGAGGTTCATTTATATCTAGCCATCTTTTAATCCACTTAAATATTTTCTTCATAAGAAATCTTTAACTGTGAATACACTTGTCAATTCTAATCCAACAAGTTTCATAGCCTCTTTTCCTCCCTCTTGACGATCTACTAATGTAATCACACGTTCAACTATAAACCCAGCATCACGCAATCTTTTGGCGGCTTTAATAGAAGAATCTCCACTTGTTACTACATCCTCCAAAACAGTAACTTTAGTTCCTTCTGGTGGCAATAAACCCTCAATCCATGCTTGAGTTCCATGTCCTTTTGCTTCTTTCCGAACTATTAAACCATTAACCATCCTACTATCTAAAGCAGATACTAAAGAAACACCACTAACCAAAGGATCAGCTCCTAAAGTAAGTCCTCCCACTACCTCAGTATCAATTTCCTTCAACATTAATAAACTTGAAAGGGTGAGTCCTCTTCCAGTTAAGGTAACTGGTTTACAATTCACATAATGCTTACTTCTTTTACCAGAAGACAAAGTAAAATTCCCTTCTTTATAAGCATGTTTCTTTAATAATTCTAAAAGTTCTTCTTTCATTCTTTTAATTTATTTAACTTATCCAATAGTATACTTTGTTTAGTGGCATCCGTCATCTGAAGAAGGGTAATCAACACTTCTACTTCATCCTTCTCAAAATAATCCTTTACTATCCAATGACATTCAGGATCACTCCATTTAGTATTAGGTCCCACAGAAGCAACATGTTTATATCTTTCATATGGACTCCTCATTTAAATTCACACTCCACCATCAGTTCAGTTAAGCATGCCAACATATTTATTTCTTGATCGGCAACGAAAGCAATTTGATACTGATACTTAGCAATAATAAGCACAGCAGCAGGAATGCTATGGTTTTGAAGGGCGCTAGAAAGAGCATCGTAAATACGCCTAAGCAGTACGCCAGAATCATTGTCCAAGTTATTGACACACCATTTACGTACTTCTGGAAAGTTCTTTTCCTTGAGGTTTTTAATGAGATCATTTGTCTTTACATCACCAAAAGTTGCCAGTATACCACTATCTATCTTCCCTCCCACAGAATATCTTTGACATTCATTTAAAACTCTTCTCCAATCAGGAAAATGTTTATTAATTAATTCTATCAAGACTTTCTTGTCAGCCTCGCACCTCTCTTGGTCCAAGATAAAGTTAAGTCTGGAGAAGAAAGAAGCCGCAATCTCTTGCTTTTCTTTCCCACGAATGCCAAATTCGACCACAGCACACCGGGAATGCAACGGTTCGATAATTTTATTCTTATAGTTGCAGGTGAATATGAATCTACAGTTATTAGAGAATTCTTCAATGGACGCCCGTAAGAGCAACTGTACATCTGACGTGGTGTTATCTGCTTCGTCGATGATAATGACTTTATGTCTGGCGTTAGAGGAGAGGGAGACGGTTGAGGCAAAGTTTTTTGCATTATTCCGGACCGTTTCCAGAAAGCGTCCCTCATCTGATCCATTGATGACATAAACATCTACCCCCAATTGATGACAAAGCGCCTTTGCAACTGTAGTCTTTCCACACCCAGCAGGTCCAGAAAGAAGAAGATTAGGCACCTCTCCTTTATTTAAGAATTCAAGAAAAGTTTTCTTGATGCCTTGTGGAAGAATACATTCTTCAATTGTTTTGGGTCTATATTTTTCAACCCAAAGAAATTCATCACGACTCATAACGTAATTTCCAATAATAAGGTGATAAGACCTGAGTATTCCAAGATCCAGAAACAGGTTTAATTCCCCGTTCTAAATTTAACTCTTGCAACATGCCCCAAGCATCATGTTTCTCGCTCCATACAAGGACTTCCACAAACTCTTGGCCTTCATTCAATAAACGAACAGCTTCATCTTGAGCTTCAGTCCAGCAATCAAACTTCTTATCTTCTACTTTATAGGTTTTTGGTTCGGGAAACTTCATTCCCCTCCAAAAGTAGAATCAGGTTCTAATGCAATATAATAAGTTAATTCATAATTCTGAGCAGTAAATTTAGATAAAAGTTTAGAAGAAACTACCACATCATATGATCCTGGAATAATCTTCAAATTCTCTTCCTTAAAGTTAAAAATAAACTCCTTATCTGTATCTCCAACTATAATAGAAAAGTCATTAGAAGTACCATTCTTCTTATCACGTGCTACTAACTTTACCACTCCACCTTCACCAATAGCAGAAATATCTGGTAATTGGTAAATAGATGCTGCTTTCTTTAATTTCTCCAATTGCTGACTAGCAAGAACAAAAGATACATCCTCCGAAGGCAAAGTAATCTCTTTCTCTGGAGGAGATACAATCACAGAAGGATCAGCAAAGAAATACTTAGAACGCATCTTTCCTTCCTTAATCACAACATGCTCATCCTTAGCAAAATCCAACTCAGGACTCTGATGTAAAGAAAGACCATTCAAAAATTGATTAAGATCATAGATACCAAAATCTTTTGGTAACTCCTCATCAATAGTTGCCTCTGCAAGAATATTCTTCATCACACTCATAGTGCGAAGTTTATTTCCTTGCTTAAATAAAATTGATTGATTAATAGAAGAGAAATTTTTAAGAAGAAGAATTGTTTTATCAGAAAGTTTCATAACCACGGGTCGTAATTTCATCGTTTGTGTTGCCACTGAAGTAATAAAGTAATAAGCAATAATGCATTGCCTTTAATATATCACGTTTTGCCTGACCTTTCTTATCATACCGACTTAGATACTTAATAGCATTAGAACGGCAAAAGGACTCAGCATCACCTACAGAATGGATAAGATCAAGTGTCTGCACATCTGAGTTATCATTTGTATAATGTCCCTGGTAGGTGGAAGCGACATAATCCTTCAAATCTTTAATACCTTTATCTTCTTGGTATTTTTGAGAAGATGACCCTTTTAAATCTGGTTTTGGTTTTGTATTAAACTCCAGACTATCTACACTTCCTGCAGTGGGATAAGGATCAACTCCCTCCGCATAATACTTATTATCATTCCATGCCGTTCCAGCAGTACTAATATTAAAACTGATATGATCTTCTCCCATTCCTCCAGGAAGTCTAGTTGGTCCAAGATCTAAAGTATCAGTTCCTCCTCCAAAAGTAACAGGAGGTTTGGAATCCCTCCTATAGTATGGATTTCCTGTCAGACTGAAACCATCATCATTCCAAAAACTTTGGTCAATAGGTACGCTATCTGCAGCGTAAATACCATCACCACTAAAAGTAATAGTGTCATCTCCACCTAAAGTTGTCACTTCGTGTTCATCCTCTCTTTTTTTCATAATAGGATACTCCTCATCCATGTTGCCATAAAGTTCTTCATAAGCCAACCACCATGCCATTATATCATCCCTCCTCTTGTGGGTCAATGGGAAGTTGAACAGTAGCATCTACCTTGTCATAAAGTTCAAGGAATGCTTGTTTAGTCTCATCATCAAATCTGTTTACACACACTTGAATTGCTTTCATCTTATCGCCAAATATGGAATAAGCACGTAGAATGTGAACAAGACGACGAGTGCTAATAATCTCATCGATACCTCCATCATAGAATGTTTTACGGATAATGTCACCCCAATCTACCAATCTCTTACAAAAATCTTTATCATCTATCTTTAAAGAAGAAGCGACTTTTCCTAAAATCTTAGTCTCTACTGAAGGTGCTGGATAATCCTGATCAAAGGTAACAGGGAATCTCTCCAGGAATGCCTCATTAAGTATATTAGTACCAATAAATCTACCATCCTCCGAACCTTTACCCTTAGTATTTGCAGTAGCAAGCACATTAAATCCTTTAGAAGGTTGAACAAACTTACCAATCTTCTTGAGGAAAACTCCTTTACCTTCCAGAATAGACTGTAAACATAAAATCTTATTAGATGCTAAATCTATCTCATCTAAAAGGAGGATAGCTCCCCTTTCCAGTGCTTCGATAACTGGTCCATTATGCCATACAGTGTTACCGTCAACAAGGCGAAAACCACCAATAAGGTCATCTTCGTCGGTTTCGATTGTGATGTTGACACGGATCAACTCCCTTTTGAGTTGAGCACAGGCTTGTTCCACACTAAACGTTTTACCATTGCCTGAAAGGCCAGTAATGAATGTAGGATAGAACAAATCGGCTTGGATAATGGTCTTAATATCATTAAAAGGACCAAAGTTGATGAAGGTATCATCTTTTTGAGGAATAAGATTTTGCTCTATATTAGGAACAACTGCAGGAGCATTATAAGTTTTCTCAAGTTTCTCAGTAAAGGTCAAATTCCACTTACCACGACCAACTTTATACTGTTCTATCTTCTTAGTAATTGTTTGATAATTACCAGCGTTCATGGAACACCAAGCACGGATATCAGCAGCAACCACTTCACTACCATAAAGATCAGTAAGAGAGGAAACTATATCCTCAGTACTCATTGCCATGTGTGTTTTTCAATTAAAAATATTCTAATCTATATAATCCCAATAAACCCAATAAAAGGACACTTTATAAAGTGTCTTTAGGCTACCAGATCAATAAATTCTCCTAATATTTTTTTATTTAGTTTTTTATTCTTTAAAGATTTAATAAAAGCATTTTTAATCCTAGATTTAGATGCATCATCCTCTACTTCAAATGATTCATCATTAAAAAGAGAAGAGGAAAGAATACCAAAATAAGAATGATATCCGCCCTCAGTAGTAATATAACACTTATCTTTCCTCGCCTGTCTCATTACCCTATCCTCAATATGAGAGTCATATCTTCTTACAAACTTCCCAAACTCTCCACTAGAAAGTAATCTAATACCAATAAAATTAGTATCAGGAAAGGTTTCCTTCAAATCCTCCAAAAGAACCTCAGTAAATTGCCAGTATTGATATTGAAATTGATAGGTATAACCTGTTTTACGATTACGAAGATAAGTATGAAGGGGACGAATATTTCTACACCCCATAAAAGGTTCATCTTCCCAATGACGTTTTACTATCTTATTATAAGGTAATGGATTTGATTCGCCATCAGTTAAAATAACACACTGAACTTTCTGAACTCTATTTTCCTTTTTAAATTTAGGAATAATTTGATGTAAGGTAATTAAAGATTCATGTAAAGGAGTTCCAGAAATCATAAACTGTCCAGGAATACTATAAGCAGAAGGAAAACTATGTTGCATCCAACTTACTACTCTCCAAAAAGATTTCATTTGCCTTTCTAATACACTTCTACTAACTTGACTAGTAAAAATATTCATCAATGAAAAATCACTATTAACATATAATTTACCCTCCTCCTTCTTCATTCTAGGAAGAATTTCATCTTGATGTTTCCAGTGATTATAATTATCAGTAAAGGCATAAACATCAAAAGGAATTTGAACTTTACTACAAAACCATACAAGATTATACAATTGCTTCATAGTATCTTCTAAAACCCTAGACATAGAACCAGACCAATCCAAAATAAA